CAGTATTTAGTTTGTTTACAATACCCATCTTTGCGTCAACAATATGGTTTTGGAATGTGATAATGTTTGTTAAATTTGTTGTATGTTTCTTTAATTCACGAGCAGTTTCTTTTTTGTTGTCTTCTGCAATCTTCTTGGTTGCTGGTGTTTTTAATTTATCAATTCTCTTTTGATAAACTCCCTCAACCCACGCAATATATCCTTGTGCGTGTTGTTTAGGATTAGTAATCTTTTCTCCAGCACGAACCTTTGAGTTATTGTATGTCTTCAAAGATGCACCAGCCAAATCACCAGTGAAACTATTTTGTATGTTTAGGAAACTGTTCAACAACGATGAGTTGATAGTTCTAAAAGTAGAACCAGCAGCAGATAGTGATGCAGTAACTTTTTCTGTTTCTGCAGCAGTCATTGTTGAAGTTCCAGATGTATCCTTGTAGGTTGCATCGTCCATCCAAACTGTAGATGGTTTTTGCAGTCCATTGATATTTGCACCAAATGATGCTTTCATACCCTGTAAAGTTTTACCAGAGTATGTGGTGTGCCACACCACACCAATTTTTGCACTCTTAATCTGTTTACCCAAAGCAGAGTTTACATCGACTGCATAGACAATTGTATTTGGTTGGAATGTATAGAAAGATTTACCGTCAATTGTTTCTGTAGAAACATCATCAGTGAACATCAAGTCACCTTGTAGAACACCAGTGATACCTAATTTAGAAAACTCTGCAAGTGCAACTTTGAATTTAGAATTGAGTTGTCCACTCAAGTCTGCATCAATCTCTGCATTTGATTTATAGAGTTTAGGATTGACATTGAATACTGATTTCTTTGCAACAAAGAACTTCCCATCTTCTGGGTCAATTCCAGCAAAGATTGCAGGCGCACCGTCCCACTTTACGGTCATATTGATAGAGGAGCGAGATGCACCGGCCAACATATCTCTTAGTGACCGCACAAAGTTAATAGAGGCACGGCCTCCATCAACTCCATAGTTGAGAATTTCGTCTTCGATGTGTTCTAGATGTAGATTCTTCCCACCCTTATCTTCGGCGAGAAAACCAGAAAATTTCAGCATTTACACAAATTCCATTCATACAAAGTTATTACCGTATTATTTATAATAACACAGCACTCACCATTTGTCAAGATGTTTTTAGAACAAATTAAACTTTAATGTCTGAAAATTTGTCGTATTGTGCAGTTCTACTTTTGTCAAATACTGGTGTATCGTCTTGTCCAGAATCAATAATATCGTTTTGTGCTTCTTGTTCACAGTCGTATAGTTTCATACGGGCTCTGTCAATACCAACCACAAACCTCTTATTGGTGCTGGGATCGTTGTAACGATTCTTCAACTGCTTCACCATAATCTGGTTCAGTTGTTCTAGTTCTTCTGTCGAAATCAACGCAAACATTAGATCGGCAGTGGCAGGAAGTCCAAACGATTCACTTGTGTCTTCTAGTCCAACATCAGAGTTCGCATAACCACCACGAGTAGTCTGGGTTGCAGACATGATAGGAACATTGGTTTCTACTGCAAGTCCTCTGAGTTCTTCTGCAATCGCCTTGATATAGAAGTAAGAACCTACATTCGCATTACCTTTGAAACGAGATGATGAACAGATGTTCAGATAGTCGATAAAGATAACATCTGGTTTGAAAGATTTCTTCAGTGCAAGTTCTTTCAACAATGCACGAAAGTGTCCACTGTGTGCAGATGCAGTTGGATATTCTTTGATAATCAATTTACCATTTGTCTTGTTCTGAATCTTAGATAGTCTGTCTGTGAACATCTTCTTAGGAAGATTGTGCAAGTCTTCCATTGTTATGTTCATCAAGTTCGCATCAATTCGTTCTGCGATTCGTTCCTCGGCCATCTCCATAGTAATATAGAGAACATTTTTCCCTTGCATCAAAGTCGATGCCGCCATGTGACACATGAACAACGATTTACCCACGCCTGTGCCTGCGAGAGCGATGTTCAAAGTTTTCTGTGGAAGTCCACCTTTGGTAATCTTGTTGAAGTATTCCAAGTCAAATTCTAGTTTCTCTTCTTTCTTGTGATAGAACTCAAATCGTTCTGCACCGTCTTCCACATAATCGTGTCCTACATTATTATCAAATGCAACTGCAAGAGCATCTTGTAAGATTGATGGGATTGCTTCTGGGGTATGTTGTTTATCTCTACCCTCAATGATTTGGATTGATGATAGGATAGAGTTATAAACTGCCTTGTCTTTACAGAACTTTTCAGTGGTGTCAACTAACCACTGCATATCAACCTTTGCATCAGATAATGTTTCGATAACATCTACAACCGTTTTGAACTCTTCACCATTCAAGTCCTTACGATTATCAATCTCAATAGACAGGGCTTCTTTGGTTGGTTGATTACCATACTTCTCCATAAACTTGGAGATTTCTTCAAACACGATTCGTTCAGAACGGTCAGCAAAATACTCTGGTTTAATAAATGGCAAAACCTTACGGGCGTAAGGTTCATTGTAGACTAGATTACTGAGTGTAGTTCTTTCAATCGTTTGTGTTGACATATTGCATACTATCCTTATCTAATTGTTCTCTTAAAATATCCTGTAAAACATCTCCAATGACTTTGTAGAAGTCATCGTCAAACATTTCTTTTGGTAGTCCATTAGAGTCTAACACATCAAACTCAAATTGTAAAGAAGCAGTGCCATTTTGTTCGTCTTCTTGGATTCCAACTTTACCGTATTTGTAAACCACACCTTGATACTTTCCAGCGTGTTCTGTTAGTCCAATACCTTGCCATGTCTGGTCTTTATTTTCGACATAGGTATACATATCCTTTACATCAGACATAATGTAGGTAACTCCCTATAATATATTTTGGTTTCTTAATTGGTTTTACTCCAGCATGAAGATGTGTCCACATTGGGGGGAACATACACATCCTGCCTGTTTTAGGAACAACTCTAACATTGAATTGTGGGAAGTCAGTAAATCCTCTTTCGTTGTCATCAAGGTATAAAAAGAATACCAAGAACCTACGGGCCGAGTCGTAACTTCCAACATCTACATGGTCTGGAAATTCATCCACATCATTTGGCATATAACGCTTCATACGAAACTGTTCAAATGCAAATCGTTGTGGGAACATCTTATCTGTCACACCACAGTCTTGCATATACTTATCAACATGACTATGAAAGATTTCGTATAGTGCCTTACTAAACGGCTCCCATTCATGATGATTTTGTAAGTTGACTTGTGTAAATGACATATGACCCTCTAACATCACTTCTTCATGATGTTGAGGGTTCTCTTCAAACATTGCAATTAGTTGTTTTGCAAACTCTGGTGCGATTACATCATCATATATCTGAATGAAGTTCTTCATCATCTTCCTGTTCTGTCTCTACAATCTTTTGATTACCATACTTAAACTCTTGTGATGCAGCATCATCAAGTAGTTTCATAATCTCTGGAGTGTAGAACTTCTCTGGATCATTGTTGATTGTCTTACCAAATGTCTTTGTTCCATCAGGCAACTCAATACGAGTAGATACAGATTTGAAGATACCGTATTTCAGTGCAAGTTCAAGTAGACCATAGTAACGATCAAGTCCACGCTCATACATCAGACGAACATCAACCATCTTGTTTTCGATAGTCAAACGAGACTTTGCATTCTTACAGTGAATGATGTTACCAACAACTTCAGTTCCATCCTTCTCTTTCTTCTTAGAAAGATATACGATTGAAGATGCGGCATACTTGAGTCCAGAACCACCACCCATTTCTTTGGTAGGGAACATAGAACCAACAACATCATATGTGTGGTTTGTAACAACCATTGGAACTTTTGCCTTACCTAGTTTCAATGTCAATACACGAAACGCAGCCTTGAGAACTTGTGCCCGTGTCATATCACGAGTTTCTTTACCATCGGCAGTGTCTTCTACTTCTTTCGTTGTAGATAACATACCGAGTGAGTCAAGACACAACATCATAGGTTTTCTGTCTGCTTCGTTTTGTGTAAGATAGGCATCCAATACTTTGATTGCCTGTGTTCTAAATTCTTGCACAGTTGTTACTGGAAGAATTACCATTCTCTGAGGGTCGATACCTCTGTCGATAACCATTTGTTTTGTGATTGCAGATTCAGACTCAAAATACAACACACCAGCATCTGGGTTTGCATCAAGGAATGACTTTACCATACCCATCACAAAGAATGTTTTACCAGTGGCACTTTCACCAGCAACGGCAGTAATCTTGTTTGATGGAAGTCCACCATAGATACTACCAGACATAAGTGCGTTGAAGATATACGAACCAGTATCAATGAAGGAATCTACATCCCCTGCCTCAACACCATCTGATACTAGTGCAGCATATTCGTTGCCTGCTGTCTTGGCAATATCCTTAAAAAAGTCCATACTTAAATGTCTCCTTCTTGTCTGTTTTCAGAACGAAACGCTTCAAATCCGTTTGGATAACGAGATTCTAGTTTTTCAATATTCATCCAAATGATGTCCTCTAGTTTAACATCTAGAGCAATACATCCTTGAACGATATACCACATTACATCACCAAGTTCACGCTTGAGATGATACACCGTGTGTTCGTCCATAGGTTTGCCTTGAAAGACACACTTCTTAACAACCTCTGCGAACTCACCCCCCTCTGCACAAATACCTAGTGCAGCCGTCATAAGTCTTTCTGGTGATACGCCCGATGTTTCGTCAATAATATCTAGTGCGTCACTAAATTCCTGTGGGTCTTTAGATGCTTCACTAGTCACCTCATCAACGAAACGAGAATAGTCCAGAAGTAGATTTTCGTCAGTCATAGCAATTCCTTTACTGTTTGATTTTTAATACTATATCAAAAAGACACGATTGTGTCAAGAGATAATTCCTGTTTGTGGTGGCAAATCCAAACCAGTAGTTTGTTTTGTCCAACCATTCGCAAGTTCATTTACAGTTTCTACCATAAACAGAACTCCTGTCTTTGGTAGTTGAAAGTCCCCATCGGGTTCTTTCCCTGTCATACATACACCGTTGACTAGTCCCACACCTTGTGCAGATGCTTGAACCATTCTCGGCTTATAGATGGTAATACTGTTGAAGTCTTCTCCAATATACCGTCCAATAAGTTCTGCCCCATTGAGCAAAACTACTGTTACAATCGTGTCTTTTTTCATAATTTACCTTTTAGTTTATTTTAATAGTTTCTGATGACATTGGTTTTCCTTCAACATCAACCAAACAACGCATATCCTCTTTGATAGTATCTTGTGGCATAAACCCCAAAACTTCAATCGGACATTGTTTAACACCAGCATTCCTAAAAACTTCATGAAAACTTTTCAACGAGTTCAAAAGATTCTGTCTCTTAACTGCCAAGTCAGAATTTTTAGTTGGTGATTTCACAGAAAACGCAACATATGATTTCTTACCAGTTGCAACAAATTTCCTAGTTGCATTGATATAGGGGTCTTGAAAGTTTACAGAACTAAACCCCCACATATCCTTTTCTGTGTCTAGATTTCCACCCAAAACAAATCTATATTCAGATGATGCAAGTTCTGTCAACCAGATTTTTACATCTTCTTGATTATAAGTTTTATACCTTTTTGGGGTTGTAGTATCAGTTTCTACTGCCTTTAAGATTCTACCTCTAGCGGGGTTATCTAATCCAGGCCATACTTGATCCAATTTACTTTCAATTTCTTCACTGTCGTCTTCTAAAAGACCATCAGCAATCAATTTTTTAAGGCGATTTTCAACACCCTTCTCACCCAATTGAAATTGTGTAGTCAAAAGGTTGTCCGTATTTTCAAACGCCTGACAATCTTCTAGTTGAGTAGTTGTTCCTTCAATTTCCCAAAACCAATAACCATCTTTACCATTTGCACCAATGGCATTTCTTCTTCCAAATCCAACACGCAAATCGTGTGTAAATTTTTCTAAAAATTCTGGTTCTTTGCATCTAGATGCCATTGGAAGTTCTTGCCAGAGTTGCACATCCTTTGCAAAAGATCTTTGTAGAGATTCTTTTTCTTGCTGAGTATGTCCCTTTTGTCTGCCAACATTTAAGTTTGCATCGTCAGAACTTCTTAATTTATTAAATGGAATCCAGACAGGGGTTTCACTGATTGTGACTCCCAAATGATCGTATTTTCTTGGTCTAGTAAAGAGGGTCGCTGCCTCTTCTTTAGTGAGATTGCACACTTGTTCAAGTGGCATAGTTGCCTTTATCATTGACATATTATGTCTCCTTTGTTAAAGGTGAAAGTTATAATCTACAATAGAATATAAAAATCACGGTTATAGTTTATATATAAGTTTTTTTCCAAACAAGCCCTGGCATTTTACCATCTGACCAATTGATATATCCCACTTGTTCCATACCAACCTTTTCATAAAACTTGTTTGCGGCAGTGTTCTCTGCCCTTACTGTGAGATACACATCTGTTCCCACAAAATCAAAGAAGTCGTTAATGACTTTCTTTGCATTACCTTTGCCTGGCGTGGCATTGATAATCTGGTGAATCATATGAGAGTTTGCAGTTACAGTAACATCTGTATCCTGTCCAATCTTTCTATTATTCTTATTCTTATGATATGTTATCAGAACATCATCCTGTAGAATAAGTTGTTGTCTTTCTAATCGAACTCGCACATGAGATTTCCTCACATGAGGAAACCAATCTTTATTGTCATGGAATACTTTCCATGCTTCGTCAAATTCATCTAGTGTCAGATGTCTCACTGAAAATACATCTCTTCAATTGTGTCGTTATTGATAATGTCAATTACCAAATGAACTCTGTCGATGTCAGAATTGTTTTCTACGGCATGGGCCTTTGCAACATCTAACCACCAACATTCACCCTTCGCCATATGAAACTCGGCAACCGCAGAGCCCAACCAAGAACGAAAGATAATTTTGTCATCAGTAATTACAGGAATATGTAGGCGTCTAATTCTACCTGTCTTAATATCCTTGTCTACTTTGTCTGTATGTTTTGCAATCTTTGTTCCTGCTTCAAGTCGCATCAAACGAACCCTGTCTGTTTCTGCTGGAATGT